TCATGATTATGGATAAAACTTTCAAAATCTTTGCTTTTGTTGCAACAAAAGCAATCAAGTAATATACACTCTTCATATTTACTTTTATGTTCAATATATCTATTTTTTATACCCTTTCTGCTTTCTCCTATTTTAATTATATATTGACCGTTGTCATATGATTTAACTTTTATAATATAAATAATTGAACCTATTGTTGCGTATTCATTTAATAATATTTTCTCTTTTTCTATAATTTTTTGTTTCTCTAATTTTGTTTCATATTCTCGTTTCTTTTTATCTTCTAATAGTTGCATTTTAGTTTTTTGTTGTTCTAATTGTAATTTAAGTTCATTGCTTTCTTCCAATAAAACTTCTTGTAAAATTTCTTCTAGTTTAATAAAATACTCATGAATTTCATCTGCTTTTTTTGTTCCAGCCTTTATACAAAATAATTTAAATGTTTTTACATTTAACATAATTATTTCTTTATTATGACCTCCTCTATTATCTTTTTTTGCTCCGCCAACTTGCGGAGCAAAAATTTTATAATCTTTGTTAATGCAAAAATTTTTTTCAATAACTCGTTTTGCTGAATCTTTTTGTCCAAAATCCATCCATTTCCATACATCATCTAAATCTATAACAAAATCATTATTATAATCATAATTCAAATAGCAGTAAAAACTAGCTAAAAATATTTGCTGTTCATATTCTGTAAATTTATTTTTTACTTTTTCAATTAATTTAGATTGGTAATTACCCGTAAATTTGGTAATAGGGTTGCTTTCAATAAGATTAACAATATCTACGCTCATATTTTATAATAGTATGTAGCAATAAGTCTTTATATTGTTTTTTGATTTTAAAAATAAAAACCATCATTTCTTTGTTTTGTCAGCTGGCAAAGCAATAATTATATAATGTTTATACATAATAATTTTTGCTCACCCGAAAGGTAGAGCAAAAAAATATAGTTGTAATTTATTAAATTTTGTATTATTTTTATTTTTTTATAATTAATTTACAAAACGCTTTCACCTTCATATTTTTCTTTAATTTTTTCATTTAAAATACATAAGCTGTCTTCTAAATCATAATTCTCAGGTAAAACCATTCTAATGTTTAATCTTTTTCCATCAACTTTTTTATCAAATACTAAATGCGGTTTTTCTCTAACCATAATTATTGAAACATATTTAGGCACAATTAAATCATCTTTAACAGGGTAAATATCCTTTTCTAAATCATCTACAACTTTGTTAGCTTGAATTAATTTTTCTTCTATTGAAACTTTATTTGATTTTGTTCCTATCCAAATCTTATTAAGTTTTGGATGTTTTTCAATTTTGAAAAATTCCCTTTGTCTCGTGCATTCTTTGTTTAACCATTCGTGATAATATACTACATATTTTTTCATCATATTTTGAGTTATTCCTGATGGCAAAGGCTTCGCGTTTATTTTTCTTTCTCTCTTTGTACCAGGTATTATACCTTTGCAGTTACTATGTTGTTCTTCAAAAGTGGCTATTCTTAAATTTTCATAACAATTATTTAATTTATTTCTATCTATGTGGTCTACACTAACGTTTTTTGTTCCTTGTCCGTTTCCATAACAATTCATAATAACCTGATGCATAGACAATTTATTATTTCCAGTAACATAACCATTTACAGATATAAACCAAGTAATTTTAATATTGTGATCGTCTTCATAATCTAAAATTTTTTGATAACTCATAGTACATAATTTACATATGGTATTTTTTTCACAATACATTAATATTATTTCTTTATTATTTACATCTAATACTTTCCAAAAAGGATTTTTATAAGAATAAGCATGTGCACCAATTGTTTTATAGTGCCCATCGTCAAAATCAATAACTTTATAGTTATTTTCAATATGTGTTTTTGTATCTTCAAAATTCATCATTTTCATTTTATAAATTTATTATAAGATGAAATATTTAATTCAATTTTTTTTTACAAAATAAAACGTATAACAATATAAATGTATAACAAGTAACCGTGCGCTTAATTTGAATAAGCACTCGTAATCCCAAAAGTTTCCTATTGGGGAGGACTGTATCTTAGACCAGCTCTGGTTGATTAGACCATCATAGCTGACCCATATCCGTTCAGTCTCTGACGCCCTACCATATCCTATCATAGCGGATTTAGGTAGTAAGCATGCGGGTTGCCCAATCTTTTTCATTTTTACCATACCCAAGTTCATTACTCTTGGCCGGATAAAACTTTCGTATTTATCTTTGGTAGAAAAAGCTATAAGGGGTTTCCCGAACAACAAGATATGTCGCAATAGTCATATTAAAAAATAACTATTACTAGCAGTTGGACTGGGTTGAAATTTGCGACGTCCAAAATGGTTTTCTATAGTAAGTGGTCGCTTTACTATAGCATACTGCTTTTCGGGCCTGGTTAGACGAATTAATATTCGCAGGTTAAGCCCACCCATACCTGACATTATTCTTAGCCATAATGATTACCACTAAGTTTCCCTAATGGATTGGACTGTATCTTAAGCCGGTTCAGATTGGTTAAATCTTCATCACCGACCAACACCCGTTCAGTCTCTGACGCCCTACCATATCCTATCATAGCGGATTTAGGTAGTAAGCATGCGGATTGCCCAATCCTTCTAACTATTACCATACCAGAGTTAAATCTCTGCCACATAACCCTTTCGGAATTATGCTTGGTGTAGAAGGCTCTAAGGGGTTTCCCGAACAACAAGGCATTTTGCAGAATTGAATATAGTCAAAAACAAACAATTCCACTAGCTACTAGCATATATAGTGAGTGCTTAACAATTTTTTTCAAAAACAAGAGCTCACATTGTTTTTGTAGGTAGCTTTTCAACGCACTAAGAATTTTTACGTTATAGTTGGTGGCGTAAACGCGCACCTTGGCTGTCTTGGTTCCTTCAACTGTAGCATTTGAGAGCACAAGTTGGAGTGTCGCGTTATCAATGCGCGAAAAGTTGCAAGTTCCTGAGGGTTGATGTTCTTCTGGGCGAAGGGCGAACGAATAAACGTTAATACCTTCGTCAGGGTTTCTGGTATGGGATTGGAAAGGTTGGACCCAAGAGAAATAAGAACCTTCACGCTCAGAGAAACGATCTTGTCCATTTAATTGGAGCTTAGCAGTGACGACAGGGTTTAAGCCCCAGCAATGCATATCAAGAGAGGTTTCAGAGAGGACGAATGTGCCTGCATCTGAAACACCAGAGTTCTCAAGATGAGGACTAGATGTTCCAGATTGGAGAGAAGCAAGGACAGAGGCAGGGATTCCAGTTGTATTCAATGGAACTTGTAATCCTCCAAGGTTAGCTTCATTGTAAGGATTGGAAGGTCCGTGCCAGTATCCGGTGAAGTTACTAACACCAAGTTGACTGGGAGAGTAGTCCAAAGCGCCGGCGTCTTGGAAAAGACCTTGGGCGTCGATGTAAGCACGAGAGTCTTGGGCGACAGATGCAGGTCCACCGAAAGCATGGATGGCGTTGGGGAGAGCATCAATGGCATCAGTGTAGTTGAATGGTTGAGCACCAAGAACCTTGAAAAGAAGAGCATCACAAGTCAAAGACGAGCAATAGTCAACGTTTTGATCGGGTTGGACGACCCAAATGAGTTCCTTAACAGGGTGGTTGAAGTTGAGCTTGATCTTGTTAGAAGAAGAACCAACAGATTCATCCCCAGTGAATTGAAGTTGAGTAATCAAATATTCGTGAGGATTTTGGGCCATTCTTCTGCGTTCATCAGTATCCAAAAACACATAGTCAACGTACAAAGAAGCAGCGACTAAAGATTGGTTGTATGCGATGGTAGCAGGAACAGGGCGTCCAACAGTGTATTGGGCAGAAGAACTGTTGGTCCATGGTAAGTTTTGGCAGTTAAGAGTTGTAACAGCCCATAAGCATTCATCAATAGGACGAATATCTAAGTTGATTTTAACTTCGTGATACTGTACATCACGATTTACCCCACCTTTCGGTGTATTTATGTGTAACAAGAGGGAGTAGACTATATCTTAAGCCATCATTGAAATTGATTATATTTCTCAGACCCATTAACGTTTAGTCGTTGAACCTTCTCCTTATCCTTATCATAGCGGACTTAGGAGCTTGGCTGCGGATTATCTATTTCAGGCGTATTATTGCCCTCATATGTGGGATTTTTACCATACCTGAGTTTTATTCTCAGCCACTTTAAACTTTCATTTAAAGTTTGGTACCCTAAAAAATTATTTATTATATTTTTTATTTTAACATCTTTAAGAACTTCCCGCAATTTGAAAATGTTGCTACTTGCTAATTTAATAGCAAGCAACTAGCACCTGAGGGTTATGACAAAAAAAGTCATTATGGACCTCTAACTTATTTTCTCTAAAATTCTCCATAGCAATTTTAGAGTGAGTGCTTTTCTGCCCTACAGTATTCAAGGCAATCAAAGGAAGAGCCAAACCAGGGTTTGTGCAAAACCAGAATTGAAGAGGAATATACAAAGTTGTCTCAGGAAGAGCGTTACGAGGAGCGCAAACTTGACGAGGAGCCAAGGAAGAGCATGGAGATTCAACATCGGAGAAAGAAGGATCAGTGATGAAGGTAAGTTGAGTGGTGTTACCAATCATCTTGAAATAACCTCTTTGTTGTTCAGAGGTCATTGTGAGTTGGTTCCAGATATGCATCCAGTCACCATATTGACGATCAATTCTTTGACCTCCAATTTCAACTTCAACTTGAGCGATGAGTTGTTCGCCGGGGAAATCTAACCAACGAGCATAAACTCCGGTGTTTTGTCCGGTAGTGTAGTTTCCAAGACCCATAAGTTGGTTGATCTCAGGAAGAGTAACTTGTAAATAAGTGCGGTAAGCAAGATCTCCGTTTCTGGAGATAACACATTGAACGCGTCTTCCGAAATCGGCTTGACCGTTGAATGTTTGTTCAATTGATTCAATCGCGAAGTTAGTATATCTGCGATAAGTAACTTTCCAAAAAGTAATTTGAGGATTACCTGTACATTTCCTCTACTTTATTTTTCAATAAAGATTAGACTATATCTTAAAAAGAATTATATTTTAAATTTTGTTAAGCATTATAATTTGGCATTTTTAAAATAAATTCTTCCGAAAACCATTTAGTCGTTGAACCTTCTTCTTTAAATTTGTTTAATTTGTTTAAAACATTATTAACTTGATTTATATCAATATCCTTTTTAGATGAATTATTATTTATTGAAACAGGCACTAAATTACTCCAATTCCAACACGTAAATTTCTCATTTTCATCTGTTAAATTAAATTTGCAAACAGGTATAATATGGTCTATAGACCAAAATGAACCATAATTATCCCAGTTCATTTCCTGTGTAAAATTATATTCAAACCATTCTCTTAAATACTGAATACTACAACCAATATAAGTCATAGTTGAATTATTTTTTACAATAACAGTTCTTAAACGTGCTGCTAATGATTTTTTTAATCTATAATTCATATTAGTATTGCTTTCATTTTTACACCATTCAGTTTTTTGTTCTCTTAAAAATAACGGATAACAAGAAATGCAAATCTTTTTTTTATAAAACTTTTTAAGCTTAGCAAATTCTTTTAACAATTTATCTTCATTACATTTATCACATTTTGCTATAAAAGTTTCCATTTTTTTTTGTCTAAGATTTTTTTTCTTTA